CTCCCGTTACATTCCAAACTTTTCTACTACCCGCCATAAATTGATATCCCTGACAATAACGAATGGCGTAAGCCATCCAATTCTGAGCAACGGGTGATTCAATAATATTAAGTAAGTTATAATAGTTCATTGGTCGAGAAGTCATTGGTGTCCCCGTTAATAACCACACTCTTTTAATATCCTTAACAAAATGGTTAATAATCTTTGTTCGTTGAGCTTGGGGGTTTGAGATCATATGTGCCTCATCTAAGATGACCAACTCAAATTCCGATTGATTCAACAATGAAGTGCCTTTTTTTTCCATACTGTGGAAGTTTTTTAGGATATCATAGTTTACGATAACAAAATCAGATTCAGTTGAAAATTTCTTCCCTTCTGCAATATATACAGGTCGATCAGTGTAGTTTTCAATCTCACGTTGCCAGTTAATCTTTAATGACGCAGGACAAATAATTAATATTTTTTTTGATCCTGTCTCTAAAGCCGCAATAATTGTTGCAGTTGTTTTACCAAGACCCATATCATCAGCAAGAATAAATCGTCTTGATCCTGCCAATTTTTCCACCGCTTCTTTTTGGTGTTCCAATGGTGGTCGGTGATCGTACTTAGAATAATCAACCTCAACCTTCTCAACATTGTGTGTTTTTATTAATGAAGATTTAGGGACCCAAAATTCCGTTAAAGGATCTTTCTCAAAAAATTTACCCCAAATATGGTATGATTTTTCTTTTTCAACCAATAATTTCTCAATGTAAATTTTATCAGGAATTTCCATCAAATATCTTTCTTCTGCAAACTTCTTTGCGAAATATGTATCAAGATCAACCCACTTACGAGCAACCTTAGGTGTTGTATCAAAATAATTTATAATGTAATCTGCTTGAGTCCTTGTTGGATAAAACTTTTTATTAGTTTCTTTTTTTGTTTTTAGATACAATATATGATTGTTGGCACCCGAATACGAGTCCAATAAGGACAAAGCTTTATGCTCTATTAGTGATGGGGTAACTTCCAAAATTTTGTTTTTTATAAAAATAACAATAAAAAAGATATTTATCAATAAATACGACAAAATGGCGAATAGAGTTCCTATAACAAGACTAGGGAAATTTTTTGGTGATAACGATTTTAACCTTGAGATTGAGATGGGTCAAGAATGGTTAATTGGTGATATGAATTACACTTGTGTACTTTATAGAGTTGATAAAACCAAAACTAAAATTGACAACGTATACGGTGAAACGGTTAAGGACGGAATTAAATTCTTACCCCCTGTTGAATTCAATGCATATGTTGGTATTGCAGCACCTGAGAATAAATTTTTAGGTTCTACCAAAATGGATCAGTTTGAACCAGGAAACATTACAATGTCAGTTTATTTAAAAACTTTAGAAGAGTTAGAAATTGACATCCAATTTGGTGACTATGTGGGTTATTACGATACTGAAAGTTTTGTAAGATACTATACCGTAGTTAATGATGGTCGTGTCACTTCAGATATAAAACATACATATAAAGGGTATAAACCTTTTTATAGAACAATAATAGGATCACCTGTTGGTCCAAATGAATTTAGAGGATTATGAAAATAATAATAACTGAGGAACAAGAAGAATTGTTAAAAAATAATGTTGACAATTTAATTGGTAAAAAAGTAATGTGTTATTATGATCTACATAGACATACATTTTCAGTAACATATAAAGGAATTGTTATGTTAAAGGCAGATTATTTAAAATTATTTGGAGTCGAATTTAGAGTAAGACAAGGTGGAAAACAAAAAGTTAGAGACGAACAAAGAAAAAATGTACACGCATTTGTGATTGGATATTTGGGTAACTATTGTGAATTTCCTTGTAAAGATATTCCTAAACCAGAATCAAATGAAGTGGTAACATATAATCCTTACAAACATGAGTCTTTTGTAATTAAAAATACTGAAGAACCGATTTGTAGGGCAAATGAAATTGAAATGATTAACATTAAAGATAAAATATTTTTGATAAATTAATATGGGGTTACCTAAGAAAATAAAAAAAGACATACCATTAATACCTAAGAAGACCCTTCTTCCTAGACGACATGAGATTGCCGATATGATTTCGGAAGACGGTACCTATTTACCAAAAAGTTTATTACATGCCGATTTAGATAGGGGATTTTTAGATTTTGTTAAAGACGGTCTTAGAACTGTAGTTGAAGGGAAAACCGTACCAATGGTAGATGTTTTAATTACAACACAAAATTGGGCTCAGTTTGTTGAGACGTGGGACTTTGAAAATATTGACAAGAATGTTGAACCACCATTTATTACGGTGATCAGAACACCTGAAGTTAAGTACGGTAATAACCCTGCGGTTATGTACAACATCCCAAACAGAAGATTATATTATTACGCTAAGGTACCAACTTGGGATGGACAACGTCATGGAATGGATATTTATAAGATCCCACAACCTGTACCCGTTGATATAAAATATACTGTTGCAATTGTTTGTAATAGAATGAGAGAATTAAATAAATTCAATCAAGTTGTTTTAGAAAAATTTGCATCAAGACAATCGTATCAAACAATTAAAGGACACTACATTCCAATTATTAATGATGAGATTACCGATGAGTCAATTATGGATTTGGAAAAAAGAAAAGTATACATTCAAAAATATACTTTCACTATGATGGGATTCTTGATAGATGAAGACGAGTTTGAGGTACAACCTGCGGTTACAAGAATATTCCAAATATACGAAACTGAAAGTAAAATTAAAAAAAGAAAACCTAAAAAGGAAGTTCCTAACTCACCCCTAACCGCAACCTTTGTGTACTCAGACGTTGACACAGAAAAGGAGGAAACATTTAATTATACCGTAAATCTTCGTTTTATGGATAGTGATAATGTTGATACTTATTCTGTATTCATTAATGGTGATTATTATGGTGATGACATTGTTGAAATACAGGTTAACAATGGGGATGTAATTAAAATAACAATTGATAAAAAAATTGGTGGTCAACCATCGTCAATAGTATTTAATGAGGAGTTACTTTAATCTTCTCCGTATATATCTTTTTTTTCCTTACATTTTTCAAAAATAAGGTTCTCCAAAAACCGATACATTTTAATACCACGTTTATCACAATACTTCTTAAGTGTTTCGTGTGATTCCACTGAAATCTTCAGGTTTTTTATCTTCTTAGTATCTTTATCCATAGGGTAGAAAAAAGGCAGAATAAAATCCTACCAAAATATAAATAGTTTCTAATAAGTAAAGTTTTTCCTCAAATTATCAATATTTATATAATAAATAAAATTAAAAACAAAAATAAACTAAATTATGGCAACTAACGGTAAAGTATTCGTATCACCTGGTGTTTATACTTCTGAAGTGGATTTAAGTTTCGTAGCACAAAGTGTGGGAGTTACCACATTAGGTATTGCAGGGGAAACTTTAAAAGGTCCAGCTTTTGAACCGATATTCATCAAAAATTATGACGAATTTCAAACTTACTTCGGAGGCACATCCGCAGAAAAATTTATAAACACACAAATCCCTAAATATGAGGCAGCCTACATTGCAAAATCATATTTACAACAATCTAATCAATTATTTGTAACGAGAGTCTTGGGTCTTTCTGGTTATGATGCAGGACCATCTTGGTCTATCATAACTCAAGCAAATGTTGACCCTACAACAATTGACTTTTATTGTGAAACACCACAAATAGTTGATTGTTTACCTTATTGTGATCCTGCAGATTATAAGATTATACCTTATACTGTTGAATTTACGGGGTGTTCAAACTCACAATCAACAATTAGTTATATTACTAATTTCCCTGCTGAGATTGAAAATATATTAACTACTCAGTTTGAACAATTTAATGGTGATGTATCGACACTAGAAACACAAATCAATAATATGGTTTTTGATGTGTTAACAGATGCCAATCCATTTACCGCACAAACTAATACAATTGATTATTTTGGAACAATCTATGGTCCTGATTATGATGTTCTATCTACAGTGTTCACTAACGAAACAAATGTTTATGGAGTACCTTCAGTATCAAGTACTGAAACTAATTATGAATCACCATTTAATGATCCTTGGTATTATTCATTGTTTACAAATAATGGTAACAATAGTTATTCAGGTTTCTCATTCTTCGCATATGTTGACGATTTAATTTTAACCCCTGTAACTACAACAACAACGATTGCATTCACACCGACACCAACACCGTCGGCGGTTAACCCATGTGCGACTGCAACACCTATGTTGTCACCAACACCAACACCAACTGCCACTATCACTAATTGTTATACAGGTACAATTAATGGTTCAGTCTATTATTATACAGGTACATCATATACTAACTTTGATAATTTAGTTGTTGGTACATTAAGATCAAGAGGTATTGCAACATACGAAAATTCAACAAACCCTGTGTTTGAGGTGACAAATATCAACAATGTAAATTTAAATATGTCAGGACAATACTTAGGTGTTCTTAAAAACCCATATTTACCATTTGTTGTTAATGTAACAAATGATGATGGAACTTCATACTCTTTTGAGACATCATTTGCAACTTCAGATTCTCAATATATTTCTAAAGTATTTGGATCTACTAATTTCCAAAAACCAAGAAAGAATGTTCCTTTATTCTTAGAGGAAAGATTCCAAGCGTTATTAAACTACGGATGGAACAAAGGATTTATTAGAGGTTTGAGTTCAGAATTAATTGCGTTAGATTCCGCACAAAGTGGACAACAAGATAGTATTGGATGGTACTTAGATAGATACCAATCACCAAACACACCTTGGATTGTATCTGAATTAAGAGGTACTAAAGTATTTAACTTGTTTAGATTCTACTCAATTTCTGACGGTAATTCAGCAAACTCTGAAATTAAAGTTTCACTTATCAATATGTCATTCTCCAATGGAACGTTTGATGTAATTGTAAGAGACTTCTATGATTCAGATGCTAACCCTACAGTTTTAGAGAAATTTACAAATTGTAGTATGAACCCAACTCAAAATAATTTTATCGGTAAAAAAATCGGTTCATTAGACGGAGAATATGCGTTGAATTCTAAATTTGTAATGGTTGAAATGAATGAGGACGCACCTGTTGATTCATTACCTTGTGGTTTTGACGGATACACATTCAGAGAATACGATGGTGTAACACCTCCATTCCCTGTATATAAAACTAAATATGATTTCCCTGGTGAAGTTGTTTACAATCCACCTTTCGGTTTCACAAATGGTAACGATGATGCAAATAGATCAAATGGTGATAACGTTAGAAGAACTTATTTAGGTTTCTCTAATAACATCGGATTTGACCCAGACTTCTTCCAATACAAAGGAAAAAGAGCACCAATCGATTTATGTAATGTTGATGGGGTTGAGTGGGCATACCAAACAAGAGGATTCCACATGGATAAAGATGCTAGTGTTATTGAAATAGGACCATTTTTTGCAACAAGTGGAACACCTAAATATTATGTTGGTGATGCTACATTCCAACAAGAACCTACAAACGAAACAAGTCCGTACTACAGAATTTTCTCAAGAAAATTCACAACAATGTTCTATGGTGGTTTTGACGGATGGGATATCTATAGAGAATATAGAACAAACGGAGACAGATATGTTCTTGGTAGAACAGGATTCTTGAACGGGTCTTGTCCTTCACCAAGATATCCAGACGCTACAGGATGGGGAGCATTTAAACAAGTGTCAATCGGTGATGGAACTCAAAGTTTTGCAAATACCGACTATTACGCTTACTTATTAGGTGTTCAAACATTCTCTAACCCTGAAGCGGTAAACATTAATGTGTTTGTATCTCCTGGTATTGATTATGTAAATAATAGTGACTTAGTTGAGGCTACAATTGACATGATTGAGAACAACAGAGCTGACTCATTGTATATTACAACAACACCTGACTACAATTTGTTCTTACCTTCGACTACAGGTGGTGATGGATTAATCTACCCACAAGAAGCGGTTGACAACTTAGAACAAACAGGAATTGACTCTAACTA